GGGCAGGGAACCGTAGTTATCAATCCTTAAAAATGTTACAAATAATCAAAACCCCTTTAATTAGTTAGATATGAAAGCAAACAATATCCTAAACCGCATCCTTGCCGAGCTATCCTCCATCCGTGAGGTTAAGTTTGAGCAAATGACACTTGAGAACGGAGCCGTTCTTGAGGCAGAATCATTTGAAGCAGGTAACGAAGTATTTGTCATTAGTGGCGAAGACCGAGTTGCTGCTCCTGTTGGCGAACACCTCCTCGAAGATGGTCGTGTACTCGTCATCACCGAAGAAGGCGTTATCGCTGAAATCAAAGAAGCTGCTGCCGAAGCAGAGGTAGAAGTTGAGGTTGAGGCCGAAGCAGTTACTGAACTCGCTGAGGAAGTAGAAGAAGCCCCTGCGGTAGTTGCAATCATTGAGAAGGTTCTCGAAGAGATTGCAATGATGCGCGAGGAGATGAAAGGAATGCGTGAGGAGATGGGCGGTTACGCCAAGAAGGAGGAGATGGCTGCGGTTAAAGCAGAACTATCTGCCGCACCTGCTGCGAAAGCCATCAAGCACAACCCCGAAACAAAGCAAGTTCAAAAGATGAGTTCTAACCGCCCCGAAAGAGCGATTGACCGAGTCCTTGCACGAATCAACAAATAACAAATAAACAATGGCTACAACCACTTCAATCACCACTTCGTACGCAGGTCAATTTGCCTCGAAGTACATCTCTGCTGCTCTTTTGAGCGCAAACACGCTTGACAAAGGACTCATTGAGATTCTTCCAAACGTAAACTACAAAACCACCTTGCAGAAGGTGAACACCAACGACATCGTAAAAGATGGTACTTGTGATTTCGATGCAACTTCTACCTTGACTTTGACCGACCGCGTTCTTGCCGTTGAGCCTTTTCAAGTAAACTTGCAGCTTTGCAAAAAAGACTACTACTCATCTTGGATTGGTGGTCAGATGGGATTCTCTGCTTACGATAGCATCCCTGCTTCTTTTGCTGACTTCCTTATCGCTCACGTTGCTGCAAAGACTTCACAGAAGATTGAGCAGAACATTTGGAACGGAAACGCTGCAAGTGCAGGTGAGTTTAGCGGATTCCTTTCTTTGATGACTGCTGACTCTGATGTTATTGACGTAACCGCTACCACCGTTACTGCTGCAAACGTAATCACAGAGCTTGGTAAAGTTGTAGACGCTATTCCTTCTGCCCTTTACGGCAAGGAGGACTTGACTATCTACGTTCCACAAAACGTAGCAAAGGCTTATGTCCGCGCTCTTGGTGGATTCGGAACTTCAGGTCTTGGTGCAAATGGTGTTGACAATAAAGGCACAATGTGGTACGGACAGGGCGATATGTTCTTTGACGGCATCCGCATCGGAATGTGTAACGGTCTTCCTTCAAACAAGATGGTTGCAGGTCAAACAAGCAACTTGTTCTTCGGAACAGGGCTTCTTGATGAGCGCAACGAAGTTCGTGTCCTTGATATGGCTGACCTTGACGGCTCAGACAACATCCGTGTAATCCTTCGCTTCTTCGCAGGAGTTCAGTACGGCATCGGAGCAGACGTAGTTCTTTACTCTTAATCCGTATAATGATTAACCAAGAGGGGGCTCGGGCTATGCCCTTGCCCTCTTTTTTAATTCCAATAAACAATGGCGTGTGATTTAACAAAAGGCAGGGCAGTACCCTGTAAAGACGTAACAGGTGGTATCCGTGCGGTGTACTTCGTAGATTATGGTGACTTGGGTACTATTACCCTCACCAACGATGAGGTAACCAACATTAGTGGTACATTCTCTGCTTACCAATATCTTGTAAAAGGCAATAGCTCTTTTGAGCAAACCTTCAACTCAAGTCGTGATAATGGCACAACCTTCTTCACGCAGACTTTGAATTTGACGTTGACCAAACTCACAAAGGAGGACAACAAAGAATTGAAGCTGCTTGCTTATGGCCGCCCTTACGTTATCGTACAAGACTACAACGGCAACGCATTCCTTATGGGCATGGTGAATGGTGCTGAAGTAACGGGTGGAACGATTGTAACAGGAGCTGCAATGGGTGACCTATCGGGTTACACTTTGACAATGGAGGGACAGGAGGCAATGCCTGCCAACTTCATCGCAGGTGCTACTACTGCCAATCCATTCGCAGGACTTGCAGGTGCAACTGACACGATTGTCGTAGGTTCAAACTCTTAAATTAATTAGGGGGGCGCAAGCCCCCTTATATTTACACGATGAGTACACTCAACAATATATTCGCGAAGTTTTCGGCTCAAGAGCCGATGCGTGTGGAGTTAGGAGTTCAAGAGGATTTACAAAGTTTTATTAACTTGTTAGACCAAAAGTCGTCATATTTAAATCAATTAGCCACTGACGCTAATCAAAAAATAAACGAGTTTAATGCGCTTGCTAAAGAATTGAACAGAATTGCTTCTTTTAGCGGAGGATTTTACTCTGAAACCTTAAAAACAGTTCGTGATTCAGAGGCATACTTAAAAAATCTTTTAACTAAACTAAAAGAACTTAATATGTCTTTTAATGATTTTCCAAAAGCCTCAGTATTAGATAAAAAATTAGATGATATGGGAAAGGTGCTTGACGGCTTTACGGCAATTAAAAACATCAACGCACAAACTATTGATAAAAAAGTTTAATATAATGAGCAAGCAAATTTTTTCTAAAATAGCCAAGATTGGCGAGGAGGTACGTTCGGCAGAAGCTATTAAGGTTGAACTTGGTGCAATGGAGGACTTGCCAAAAATGCTAAAACTTCTTCAAGAAGGGCAAAAGGTAGAGTCTCGTGCTGCTGCTGCTGAAACCAAGTATAGTAACGCAGTAAATGATGCGCTTGCAGTTCGCTCAAAACTTGAAACTGAATTGCAGAATCTAAAGCAATACCAAAAGACAGTTGATGCTACTATTGCAAAAGTTGACTCAATGGCAAAAGACTTGGGTGTAGACCCTATGAAAGTATTACCAAGTTACAAGGAGGTTGTGGCCAATAATTACCTGCGGGTAAACATTGAGAACGTAACTGAAACCTTGCGTATTTTGCCAAAAGGTAAAGTGTAGATACAAACTTGATATAATAGTTAAGGGGGCGTAAGCCCCTTTTCTATTTTCAAACAAATCGAAACTAAAAGGTTATTTATTTAAGATGCACATCCTTCAAGTATCAGCCTCGCCACAAGCCATTGTAATCATACCGCGTGAGTTCCCTGCGAGTGTTACGATTGCGCTGATTGATGAATCAACAAACACCACCGCAACACCTGCGGTTACTGCTGCCTCTGCTAATGGTTTTATGACCCTTACAGGCACGTTCGTACTTGTCAATAATAGATTCTATGGCTTGAAGGTATTCGCATCGGGAAATCTAATATACAGAGACAGGGTATTCGTAACTTCGCAAACAGACTACGAGAAATTTACGGTGAACCAAAACGTCTACACCGAAGAAACAAGCTATGACAATGAGTACATCATCATCTAAAGTCCACGTCGTGAACTTCAGTTCCTACACCACACCTGTCATTAAAGAGGTGCAAGGGAAGGACTATGTAGAATACGGAGACAATAACGACTATTTCGGGTATCTAATTGACCGCTACAACGGCTCACCTACCAATAACGCCATCCTCAACTCGTTGATGGATATGACCTTTGGTAAGGGCTTGGATGCAACGGACTCTGCCAAGAAGCCGAGCGAGTACGCAGCGATGCGTGGTTTGTTCACGAAAGCCTGCTTGCAGAAGGTTGTTGCCGATTACGTTATGATGGGTCAATGCAGTATGCAGGTAGTTTACTCGCAAGACCACAATACCATCGTAGAGGTGCAGCACATCCCCGTAGAGACGCTGAGAGCTGCAAGGTGCAACGAAGATGGTGAGATTGAAGCGTACTACTACGCAAAGGATTGGACAGACGTAAAAGGCAGAAAAGAGACTGCGGTACGCATCCCTGCGTTTGGCACAAGCCGTGAGGGATTAGAGATTCTGTACATCAAGCCATACCGAGCAGGATTCTACTACTACTCCCCCGTTGACTATCAAGGTGGCCTGCCCTATGCAGAACTTGAGGAGGAGATTGCCAACTACCACATCAACAACATTCAGAACGGCCTCTCGCCTTCGATGCTGATTAACTTCAACAACGGAGTACCGAGTGAGGAGGAGCGCAGGAGCATCGAGCAGCAGATTGCAACAAAGTTCAGCGGCAGTTCAAACTCGGGTAAGTTTATCCTTGCGTTCAATGACAATAAAGACCTTGCGGCAACTGTTGACCCTGTGCAGTTATCGGATGCTGCGGAGCAGTACCAATTCTTGAGTGCTGAAGCCACGCAGAAGATAATGGTCTCGCATCGTATTGTAAGCCCTATGCTATTGGGTATTAAAGACAATTCAGGACTCGGCAACAACGCAGAAGAACTGAAGACCGCATCTACTCTTTTGGATAACCTTGTAATCCGACCCAAGCAGGAAATCATTATTGACGGCATAGACCAAATCTTGTCATACAACGACATCAGCCTAAACCTATACTTCAAGACCCTTCAGCCTTTGGAGTTCACGGAAGACGTAGTAACGCCTATGGATATGGAGACCCGTGAGGAGGAGACAGGCGTTAAATTGTCAAGCCAAGAACCGAGCGATGAGATGTTTGAGGAGGCGTTTGCTGCTTTAGAAGAAGTAGGTGAGGTCGTGAATATGGATGAATGGGAGCTTGTAGATGAACGACCCGTTGACTACGATGCGGAGCAGGCTTTAAGCAAGTATGCTTTTGCATCAACAGGTAGCGCATTCCCTAACGCCAAGAGCAGCCAAGACGGAGTAACGGCAGAAGGCAAGAGGTACAAGGTTCGTTATGCTTACGCTCCCGAATCCGCAGCACTTCAGAAATCTAATAGCCGCGAGTTCTGCAAGAAAATGATAGCCGCAGGCAAGGTCTACCGCAAGGAGGATGTGCTTCGTATGGGAGGGCAATCTGTTAACGCAGGCTTTGGTCCTGAAGGAGCAGCAACCTATTCAATATGGTTATACAAGGGCGGTGCAAGATGTCATCACTTTTGGATGCGCAAGACGTACTTGGCAAAAGGCGAAGGCGTAACTCCCGATGTAGGCAACCCCAACGCAGAGGTGAGTGTAAACAAGGCAAAGAAGGAGGGCGTGGTACTTGAGACCAATCCTACAAACGTAGCGAAGCGACCTGTTGATATGCCCAATCAAGGATTTGTAAACCCACGATAAGATATGGCAACGGCATTATGGATTAAACGAGAGGACTTGGTTCGCAACACCGCGATTGGCGGTAACGTGGACACGGACAAGTTCATTCAGTTCATTAAGATAGCACAGGAGATACACATCCAAAACTACACAGGCACGAAGTTGTATGATAAAATCAGCAACGACATCATCGCCAATACTCTTGCCAACCCTTACTTGGCGTTGGTCAACGACTACTTGCAGCCGATGTTGATTCACTATGCGATGGTGGAGTACTTGCCTTTTGCTGCTTATACCATCGGCAACGGTGGGGTGTTCAAGCACAACTCCGAGAATAGCACTACCGCAGAAAAGATTGAGGTTGACTATTTGGTGGGCAAGGCTCGTGACTTGGCGCAGTATTATACGGACAGGTTCATCACATATATGAGCTACAACCAAGCCTCATTCCCCGAATACAACTCAAACAACAATGCAGACGTTTACCCTGATACGGATGCGAACTTTGCATCTTGGGTGTTATGAGTGGTAAGAAACAGACGTACACGCCTAAGCGTAGCAACATCGTGAAGTTAAAGAGTTATTTAGACAATGGGCATACAAGGCGATTGGGGACAGGGAGCAGCAAACAATGACATCTATTGGGGTCAAGCTGCTGCAACGAATAGTATCTCTTGGGGTATGGTTCAGCCATTGTCTTATGGCCATCCGACTACAAACCTTTACGGTGCTAACGAGCAGGAGGTTTGGCAGTCAATAGTAGAAATTTGGAACACTTGGTCAACAACTTGGGAAGCATAAAATTATGGGAACAACATTAACGGGGACAACCCCACAGGACACTTACGACTCACTTATCAAGGTAGGTGACAACGGGCCAATCACGGGAACGCTCAAGCGTTTGTCTGATGGCTTGGGCAACGATTTGCCTTTGCTTGTATCAAGCACCGCTTTGACCAACTATGGTGCGGGAGCGGTTACAAGCAACACGGCTTTTGGGGCAACTGCGTTGGATTCAAATACAACAGGTTCAAACAACGTAGCAATAGGTAGCGGTGCATTGACCGCAAATACTACGGGAACAGAAAACGTAGCGGTAGGTGGTTTGAGTTTAACTTTAAGTTCATCGGGTAATTTTAATACCGCAGTCGGATTGGCTTCTTTAAATGGTAACACAACGGGAAGTTCAAACACGGGAATTGGTACGGGTGCATTAAATAGCAATAGTACGGGAAGCAGTAATACCGCTATCGGGCGTTCCGCATTGACCGCCAACACCGCATCTAACAACACTGCCGTAGGCTTTGAAGCAGCGAACGCCAACACGAGTGCTTTGGGCATAACCGCCATCGGCTACCAAGCGTTGCGGTTGAGTACGGGAGCGGATAACACCGCAGTAGGTTTTCAAGCATTAACTTCAAATACCACAGGAGTATTTAACACCTCCATTGGTAAACAAGCCAATCAAGCAAATACAACAGGTTCTGAAAACGTAGCCGTTGGCGGCCTTAGCTTAAATGTAAATACGGCAGGAAGTACTAATGTTGGTGTTGGATATGCATCATTGTTTTCCAACACCTCTGCTTCTGACAACATAGCAATAGGTGGATTTTCATTATTTAAGACTATCACATCAGGAGGAAATATCGCAATAGGTCGTGGTGCTTTACAAGAAAATACCGCATCCAACAACGTAGCAGTAGGTTATCAGGCAGCGTATACCAACACGAGTGCAGCGGGAGTTACTGCTCTCGGCCACCAAGCGTTGACATTATCTACGGGTTCTAATAATACCGCTCTTGGATTCCAAGCGGGGGACAATATCACAACGGGCGCAGGTAATGTTTGTATTGGTAGCGGAGCGGAACCTTTGGCAGCAACTGACTCAAATCAATTTGTAGTTGGTACTTCCGCAATAAACGCAGGTTCCGTAGCCGCTGAAGTAAACGCATCAGCAAACGTGTGGAACGTAGTAATTAACGGAGTAGCCCGCAAAATCCTTTTAGCATAATGACAACTTACACTTGGGCAGTAACTGCCCTTTACACCGAAACAATCGGCACGGAATCTGACTACGTTGTAATCGCAAACTACGAAGTGGTTGGCGTTGATGGCGAGTACACCGCAAGCCTATCTAACACCGCACGATTCTCTACCGAATCAGTATCGGAGTTCATTCCTTACGCTGACCTAACGAATGAAATCGTAGTGGCTTGGGTTCAAGAGGAACTTGGCGTTGATGGCGTTGCTAATCTTGAGGCTTGCATTCAAGGGCAAATTGATTCTCTTATCACGCCACCCGTATCACCCGTCAACACACCATTGCCTTTCTAATGGAGCATTCAGTAGCACTACAAGTCACGACCGAAGCGTTGAACATCGCCATCGCAAAGGGCTGCTTTAACTTGGTTGAAGTCACCAACATCGTCAAGGCATTGGAGGAACTCCACAAACTGCCAACGATTGAGTTTGGTGAGTGATGACAAAAGAATCTGCCGATAGCGTTCTAACGTCTTGGTCTTTGACAGGCACAGGGCTGCTTGTATCGTACGTTCACCAAGCCTTTGGTCTTGCAGTACTTGTTGCCTCATTGGGATACACCTTATGGAAGTGGCGCAGAGATTACCTGAAGGACAAAGGTGCTAATTGAGCGCATCTTCGGTAACCCGAAGACTACTCTACTTGGGCTGATAATCATCGGCCTTTGTTTTGTGCTTGTGTTTTACGAGAAGGCCACGCTCACGGAGGTGAGTGCGTTTATGATGGGTGCATTCGCACTTATGTTTCTAAAAGACCCTAAAGATGGCGAAGACGCAGGCGGTAAGCCAACGAATAAGTAAGAGCAAGAAGCGAGGCAAGCATTCCAAGAGTGCAAGCACGAACAAGGCGAGTAAGAACTACTCTAAGCCCTACAAGTCACAGGGTCGTTAAAATGTGCATTAAGGCGCACTTTACCTGTTAATGTACGTTTTAATGTACATTATGACTACAAATTGTGCAATTAAAGGCACATTAAGCACTATGCAAAAAGTGCAAAGTGTAAAGTCAAATGAGCATAATGTGTAAAATGTCCAACTTTTGATATTAAAAATGTGACCAAGAACTTTACCCTCCAAGAACTGACTGCTACAAAAACAGGGCTTCCTAACGCTTTACCCAAGCACTTGGAACCCAACCTCCGTGCGCTTGCAGAAAACGTCTTACAT